ACATTAGAAGTATACAATAATGCATTGCCTTCATAATGTCAACCCTTGCGGTGCCTTTCTTGTCATAACGAGACAAGTATTTGATTGCGTTGGATCGGCAAAATGCTTCAGCATCACCGACTGCTTCAATGAGATCCAGTGTTTGCACACCGTCGCTACCAGAAGAGTAGTGTTGCTGATATGTGCCACTAATATAGGATGAGACCTCCTTCAAGATCCCATCCTCATTGTATTTGTATGCCATTACGAATTAAACAGATTTTCTACTTGAGACATGTCTACCTCACCATCAATCTTATCATAAAGATCGAGGAATGACTGCTTTGTTTCATCGTCGAAACGGTTAAGGCAGACCTTGATTGCTTTTGCACGGTCACTGAAGATAGCATATGCACGGATGATGTGCACAAGACGACGTGTAGAGATCACTTCGTCAACACCACCTTCCTTAAATGTCCTACGGATCATGTCTGCCCATGTGACAAGGTTAGCGATATACTTATCGTCGCATGCATCCAACTCTTTGCAGTAGTTGTTAAGCATCTTTGTCTCGATAGCAGGAGTAGGATACTCTTGCTCAAATGTGAGGGGGAATCTCTCAAGGAATGCTTCGTTGAGCACGTTAGTGCCGATAAAACGACCATCGTCGCTACCTTTACCCTTCGTGTTTGCAGTAGCAATCACTGTGAAACCTTTTGCAGGTTGCACATACCTACCGATCTTCTTGAGGAAGACTCCTTTACCTTCAAGGATAGACTGAAGACAAAGGATTTTGTTAGACGCAAGGTCAATCTCGTCTAGAAGGAGGACAGCTCCCCTCTCCAAAGCTTCGATGACAGGACCGTTGTGCCAAACTGTATTGCCATCCACAAGACGAAACCCACCAATAAGATCATCTTCGTCTGTTTCAATGGTAATGTTTACACGAATCAACTCTCTATTTAGAGCAGCACATGCTTGCTCTACACCAAGAGTCTTACCATTTCCTGACAGACCTGTGATGAATGCAGGGTAGAATACCTTGGACTTGATGATCTTTTTGATATCAGTGAAGTTACCAAAAGGAACGAAATTGCTATCTTTAGTTGGAATCAACCTCTCTTGGACGGTGGGTGCTTGGAATGCCTTCTCAAGATTCTCTTTCTTCTCTGTCAAAGTAAGATCCCACTTGCCAATACCTTTCTTGTATTGCTTCAAGCGTTTCTTGACAGTAGCAACTGAGCAGTTAAAATGATCTGCTGCTTCAACAAGGTTTTGGAAGGTAACATCGTTACCATGCTTTGCATGGAGGAATGTCTTTAGGTCGTCGGTGGTCACAGGGACAGGAGCGAATGGCATGTTTTGTATTTGTGTCTATACAGATATTATACAAGTAAAAAGTCTGCAATGCCACTACTAGTGGACACTATCCAATCTGGTCTACGCTCTGGTTTACGAAGGTAATTATCAGGTGCCCATGGTTTACTGGCAACATAGCGTTTGTATGCAGTCACTGTGGATATAGACATGTCATATTTGAAGTGGTCTGGCATGGCACGAGCGAATGGTGTGTGTCTAGCACTACAACCATTAGGTGCAATCATCATAGCGAGTCTTATGCTATCTTCACAACCGTGCTTCTTATCATATCTATAAGTGTATTCCTCACAAAGTGCAATGCCATGCTCTAACAACCACGCAACATTGTCGAATGACTCCGCTACCCACTTAGTGCAGGGGTGATTACGGAAGGCACCCTTCTCTGTTTTGTATGGTGTGCCATCAGACTTGAAAACCTGACCGATATTGTGATACCAGTCAGAGTAAACAATGGATAGCATTTGGCAGGTTTCTAGTGGCATCTTTACAACGTGCTTATCTGGCAACTGATACGCTGACAGATAAGGATCGTTGTTGACGCAGAATATATTCATGCAATTTGAGCGATAAAGGAAGAGAGAATCTTCTTGTTGTTTGACTTGGCACCTAGAGACTTCTTGAATGCAGTCCTGATCTGAGCATTAGTAGCATCTTGCTTGACCTCAAACTCTGAATCCTGATTAAGGTTAGTCTTGTTGATTAGATACAACTCTTGGTAACCATTTGTGTTAGGTAGGCAGATAGACTTCTGCTTTTTCCATGTCTTGAGGATAGGATCTTCTTGCTGATACTCACGACCACAACCCCATCTTAGAAAATGACCTGCATCCTGACCACTGATGATGCGGAAACCAACAAAATTAGTGGTAGGGAATGCATACTTGAGATACTCAAGGATACCTTTAGTCAATGCACCGTGGCAGTTGTCAGTCATCTTTCCATGGTAACCTATCTTTTTGTCTCTGACAACACAGCGACCACGAAGTCCACCACGAAACAACTCTGCCTGCTGTCCTTCAAAGCGTGGACGTTGTAGGACACCGATGCTGTTAGACTCACCGTCAGTCAAAGTAACAACGTGTAGTTTCTCAACGTTATACTTCTTTTTGAAGTCAGGAATCATAGTCCTTACTGCAACCAGTGTGTCATTCAGAGGTGTGCCACCAAGACCTAGACATGGAGCAATAGGGAAGTTGTAACCCCAGTAGTTATAACGATTCTGGAAGTGAGCACCGAGACGATATAGGTAGTGCATGCACTTGTCAAACTCTTGATTGTTAGAATCGCTTGTCAAGAATTGAATGAGACGTAGGTGTGGGTAGATAGCAAACTCACCTTCATTTCCTTTGCCATTTTTGTATGCACTGAAGTCTTGCTCTGAAGATTTGAATTCATAGTCTCCATGATAAGACCAGTATTGATCGCTGAATGCATGTGCTACGAATGGAATCTTTGCTTTACGGCAGAAGAGTGCAAGAGAAAGAAGTTGCTTTACAGTCTGGTGCATTTCACCACTCATAGATCCTGACCAGTCAAGGAGAAAGATCAGACCGTGATTCTTACCATCAGGTGTGATTGTGATCTTCTTGAAGATATCGTCGTTGTATTTGTATGTGAATAGTTTTGTAGTATCAAGGACACCAGTTTTAGAAACAGATGCACGAGCGTATGCTGCAGCAGACTTCTTACACTCAAACTCTTTCACCATGTAGTTGACTTCTTGATTGACTTGCTTACGAAACTTAGCGTAGTCTTTATCAACTTCACTGAAATCAATACCAACATAGTGCTCAACATTAGGATCTGTGTAGCATGGACTATTCCAGAAGTCCTCAAGATCTTTGATCCAAACGTCATGATGGATAGTGATATTCTTGAGATTCAACTCAGGCACATCAGCGTATGATGGATGGTGATACTCAGGCATATCCTCTGCCAATTCTTGTAGATTCTCAGCGAAGTTTTTGTCAGTTACACCTTCGTTGTAGTCGAAACCACCTTGGCGATCAAAGTTACCTTCGTCAAGATCTTCCAATTCTTCATCTGCATCACCCTTCTCTTGTGAATTCTGAGGTTGTGGCATGTTGCCATCCTGCTTGTCATCAGGTTTAGCATCAGATTCAGTTTGGATAGTATCGAAAGACTCAGAGTCATTACCTTCTGCCTCAGACTTAGCAGGCATATCTTCCATCTCTTCTTGCATATCCTTCTCACCTTGCCACTCATAGATTCTTTGAGCAAGTGCAATTACATCTTCAAAAGAATTACATGTGTCTGCCTCAGCAACCCAGTCTTGCTCATCCTCAGAGAAAGGAATAGGTTTAGTATGATCAACAACACCTACCTTGTAATGTAGATTGATACGGTCGATTAGTTTTAGTCTAGGTAGATCTAGAGACTCAACACCGAAGAAGTCCTTATCATTCAACTCACGGTATCCTGCAAAGAAGTCTTTACGAAGACCTGGAAACTTCTCTTTCATTGCTTTCTCGATACGCACATCCTCAAGAATATTGACGTAAGACTTAGGCACATCAGTCATGCCTTCCCAACCTTCTGCAGGTGTATATAGAGCATGACCTACTTCATGACCCACTAGCATGTCGTAAACGCTCTCAGAAGCGATCCAGAGGGGCAGAGAGAGGACACGATTTTTCACATCAAAGGATGCGGTCTCGCACTTGATGTGCTCAACAGTCAGATTCTCTGTAGCGAGGAGTTTTGCAAGGGTGCCTTTGATGTCGTGCATGTGATTATCGTTTGTATATACACATTATAATAGAAAACCGCCTCTTGGGGCGGTGCTGCAGACACTTTATCAACTGTCCACGACGTTTCCTTGCTTGACGCAATGCTTGTGGCTTCAAGTGTCGTTTCTTTTCTTTCTTAGAAT